GTCCAACCAGCGATCTGAATAACGGCGGCTTCCAGAGAAGTCTCGTTCAGGTCGGCAGCGACAGTAGGACGATTGCTGTTGGTACCACCAGACACCAGAGGGTGGGCTGTCGAGCACAGAACCACACCGTCACCGTAGGTAGGGCCACCGGTAAAAGCGTTGTTCAGGATCGCAGCAGCTTTAACCTGCTTGGTATAAGCCATGGCGCGAGCCAGAGCTTTGGTGTATCGAGCGGACAACGAGTCATACAAGTTGTCTTCAATAGCCTCTTCGGTCAGGGAGAAACCCATCGCAATGGTTTCGTGCACATAGCGTGCAGTCCATGCCTCTTGCGCGTTGTCGTACTGGAGCGCGGAACCCTCGTTCTTCACAGGGGCGGCACTAAAGCCAGACAACTTGGTTTCTTCTTCAAAGGAACGCTCAGAGGTTTCAGTCTCGTAGATTTCCTTGTGTTCTTCGCCGTACTTTTTGTACTCCAAGCCAAACAAAGCGTTCAGGCCGGGGAGTAGTTCTTTAAGTAGCTGTGCACGTGAAATAGCCATGATTTAGCTCCTTATATGCCGGTAGAGTTGTTGTACTGGTGCATAGTCGCGTTGATCTTGACGATAAACTCAACAAATACATCAGCGCCTGTTGCTGTCTCACGAACCACATCAATGATGCGGATAGGCAGCGTTGAGGTAACAGCTTGAGTACCTTCATCAATAGCCACTGCTGAGTTACCAGAAGAGGTAGAGCCAGCGTTTTGAATCAAAGCAATGTTGTTACCAATAGCAGAAATGCCCATTCCGGCCACAGTTGTGGTTGCAGAACAAGAAACTACTTTGAACAGCGTATCAGGATCATCGGCGACCACAGCGAAGATTTTAGTCCCCGAAGCAATTGCTTGGCTGGCTGGGTAATACTGTTGTTGCTGGACTTGACCAGTCGATTGGTTGGTAAAACTTACACCTAAAAACACACCGACAGGTGTGGCAGTTGCGGTGCCAGCGTCTAACTCGATTGTTCCTGCTGCAACACGTTTTACCAAGTCACCATAGAAAATGCTGGTGGCATAACCACTTGCAATTTCCATCAAACGGGTTGAACCCGCAAATACCTGTCCACCTATTAGGTTTACAGGCTTTAGACCGTAAGGGGCCGAGACTGTAGGATAAGCCATATTAAGCTCCTAAAAAATTAAGTACCGTTGCCAAAACGAGACACCGTAGTTTTTCGCTCGTTGTAGAGCGGCATACGGGGATCGTTCTCGCGCATGAGATTGTTGTCAACTGATTTCATCTGCGACGACGCTTGGGTGTTAAACCACGCATTACGGTCTTGGACAAACTCAGTAGGAGTTTTACAAAGCATCAGACCACCAATCACAATATTGTCTTTGAAGCGTTCGTTTTCGACGCCTGCAATAAAAATCTCGGGGTGTTCAGCGGCCTTGACGGGCTCCCAGCCTTCTTGAAGTTTTAAGGACACATTCATGGAGTCGGCTTCGCCGCGAGTGCTGATGCGAACCCAGTGGAATTCATAGCCATCCTCGGGTAGAGGAGTTGGCAAGGTCTCGGGACGAGTCCACGATTTCTTGCGAGCCGTTTTTTCACGAGTTTCCAGATCACGATTAAGTCTATTTTCAGCCATTTTGTTTCCTCAATTCTATAGCAACCTGTTTGGCGTATTCATTCAGTGGCACTCCGAGCCTGTTAGCCAGAGCAACTTGCGTACGCGAGAGCGTGATCTTTTTAGGGGCCACACTTCGTGTTGCAGATGCAACGACTGTCGTCTTACGACGACGCTCTTCGGTCACCTCCTCCTGTCCGTCATCGTCCTCAAAGGACTCCGGGAACACTTGGCGCATACGAGAGTTGATCTTCTCGTAGTAATCGTCAGATCGTGGGTTGACGCCCTGCTTAACCAGTTTTTGGTGCAACCCCAGCGCAAAACTGGTCATCTCATCGTCATCTCCGAACCATTTATTCTTGGCTTGCCAAGTTACGGCGCGGTCGTCAACAGACGGTGCTGGGGCGTTTGTTGGGATTTGTACACTATATTCATCGTCTTGTAAAGCAGGCAGTTTCAGGTTGTTTACCCGATCAATTTTTATTTTTGCGGCAGTTAATGCTTCTTGGGCCTCGACTACAGCGTCTGCTTCACCAGATTCATAGGCTAACTTGTACTGAGTTTTCGCTTTACCAAGCTCGTCAGTAGCCATTTGTTTGGCTGATTCCAGCATTGCCTCTTGGTTTTTAGAGACGGTGCCCTTGAGCTTCTTGTTCTCCTCGGCAACCTGCTGTGCATAGCGCAGAGCTTCCTCACGTTCCTTGGTGGCAGATTCTGCGGCACGCCGTTGGTCGTGGTAACCCTTGCTAAAGTGTTGCAGGCGCTTGCGTACCTTTTCGGAATACTCGTCCATTTCCTCTTCGGAAAGCTCCATGGGAGCCTTGGAACGCTTTTTCCCTTGGTCTTCTTCGGGGCGGTCGTCAACCACCTCGATGTCGTAGTTATCTTCCTTGGCTTGCACCTTGGTTTTTTCACGCTTGGTTTCTTCATCCGAAGCGCGACCCTCGACTTTCAGCGCAAAACTGCCGTCGTTATTTTCTACAAAGTCTGTCTTGTCCGAAACTTTATCGGGATCGGGAAACTCAAACTCAACTTTTTGTACTGGCATGATTTATTCCTTATGCACGCGATACACCACGCGGGTCGGTTACGACAGCCTCAATTGAGTCGTCGTTCATGATTCGGTATTCGACATTATTTACACTGACACGAGTGCCTGTGTAAGAGGCAAACACCACGTAGTCACCTACCTTGCACCAAGGGCCATTTGGGAAACGAATCTTGTCAGAATAGGCTTGTTCGCCCATGTCAAGCACAAGGCCGACAGTGGACATGATGCGTTCTTCACGTATTGTTTGCTTTGCCTTGATGATGCCCATTTCACCGAGCGTTTCTTCAATTTGTGGCAACGCAACTAGCAGCCGATAACCAACGGGCTTTGGAAGCTGGGCTTCCACTTCGTCGTCAGTAACAGCGTTTTCGACTTGATCAGTCATTATCTTCTTCTTCCATTTGTGAGCGCGAAAGGTCTTTAGTGGTTTGGGTAGCAAGCTGGAGACCCCGAATCCTGCCTACTACTTCCCGGTATTCAGCAAAGTCTTTAGCTCCACCGTTTATCAAGAACTGGGTTGAGGAAGCTATATCTTCCTCGTGTTTCATAACAAGCACGTCAAAGACGGATTTGGCCATGGGTTACTCCTTCTTCCCTTGGGATTTCGGTGCGGCTAACACCTTGAGTGCATCAAGTTTCAGACGTTGCTGAGCTTGAGAATCTTGAGACTGGACACGATTGGCCTCCTTGCTGGCCTCGATCTGCACGCGCTCTTTCTCCATAACGAGTTTTGCTGCGGCAATATCTGCGTCGGTCTGGTCTCTCTGTACCTTGCGGGTGACTTCCATCTCCTGCACTTTGACCTTGGCCTGCTCCAGCTTGAACAGCGGGTCTTCGGCCTGCTCCTGAGCTTGTGCCTGCGCGGCTTGCTGCTGATGCTGCTGAGCCAACTGCTTGCCACCATCGGCGATGAGCTTGGACAACTGCACTTCCACGTCTTCCGGCAACTGCTCGTCTGGTGGTGGCAGGGTGACACCGAGGCGTTCTTCCATCTGTTTGCGGTAGCTGAAACCCAAGTGCTCGGCAATGTGTGCTTGCAGTGAAGCCATGATCTGCTGAGCCTGTGGGTTCTGGCCAATAGTTTGCGCAATCATCGGGTCTTGCATGAACGCTGTGTGGGTCGCAATGTGTGCGTCGTGATCTTGGTAGATAAACGCCTTCATCGGTTTGCCCACCAACGCTGACATGTTCTCCGACACGGGGTCACGTGGCCTCTGATCTTCGCTCGTTGGCACGATCTTGTCCGCATTCTTGATGCCCAGCACCTCAATCATCTGGCGGTGCAGATACGGCAAGTCATAAATCTGCGGCGCAGACTGCGACATCTGGAACACAGCTTGGTACTGCACCACACGCTGGGCCATCGTGCTGCTGTTCGGGTCGCTGACGGGGATGACATCCACCATCGCATAGTCGTCCCGGCGTGCCCGTGCGAGGCCAGTCTCTGGCTGGTACTCGTACTCTGTCGGTGCTTCCTCGGAGATGATTCGCTTCAAGAGCTTGAACTCTTGTTTCATCGCGTAGTGCACACGAGCTTGCACAGCCGCCATAGGCTTGAGCGTACGCTCCAACAATGCCAACGTGGTGCCTACCGGAGCATTTGCGCTCATGTCCGATATGTTCATGTCGCTGATCGCGCCAAGGCGACGGCCTTCATCAGTGATGCGCTGGAGGAGAGCCAGAAGTGTTTGTGACGGCTCCTTGTACGGGAGCATCATGATGTTGTCTTTGATCGCGCCGCTCGGCACGTCCACATCGCGGAACTCGCCCGGTGCGATAGGTGTGTCGTCACCCTTTGTACGCATGCCCCGAGTCTTCAGGCCACCCGGCAGGTTAGACAGCGTACCAGCGTCTACCAACTGGCGAATGATCGAAGTACCTGCGCGGGCGTAGCCACCGATGATATGGATCAAACCCAGACCATAGAAGCCAAAACCGGGCACGTATACATAATGCACGAAGTGCTGGTCTTTTAAACGCAGTGGGTCTTCCTCTTCCCAGTTACGGCGTACAGCAAGAATCTCGGTAGTACCGCGATCAATAGTCACGATGTAGGGCTTGGGTAGCTCGTCTTCTTCGTCGTCCACGCCCTCAATCAGCATGTCAACGCTAATCTCCAGCAGCGTGTACCGCTCGTCGTTCTGGATTGTGTAGCCGCCCTCTTCAGCTTTTTTCTTCTCCACGTCTGTGGGAAACGACTGGGGATCGCCAAGATCAACCTCACGGTAGAACCCATTGGCCATCAACTTGTCCAACTCGTTCTTTGTTTTACGCATCACGTGGGTAATACGCTCTGCGTTCTCAATGTGTGACGTGCCATAAGGCACGATGACATCCTCGGCGGGGAGGTAGATAGATACTTGACGACCTAGCAGCGGGTCGAAGTACACCTTCTTGAACGCGCTACCCGCAAGACCCAAGCTGTACAGCATGCGCTCATGCTCAGGCCGGTACTCGACCATGCGCTCGGTCAACTGATAGTTCATGTCGTTCTTGACACGCTCAGCGGCCTCTTCCTTCTCCTTTGAGGTCTTGCCAAGAATCTTTGTCTTGACAGGGCCAGCGGCGGGGAATGTCTCGCTCATGGTCTCAGCTTGGAACCTGATTGCAGCCTCGGCCAGCACTGTCGAGTACACGCCACAGGCGTCGTCCCACGGCTCGGTGCGCTCCTCATACTTAAACCCCAGCACCTCCAGACCCTTGACAAACGTATCTGCCCAGTCTTTGCGAGACATCATGTCAGCTTCAAACAACTCAATCAAGTCACTGGACAGTGTGTGCAGCATGCCCTCATCAATGTGCTCCGCGAGATTACTTTCAAAGTCAGACTCGTCTTCCTCATCCTTGGCCTCGCCCATGATGATCTCTGCACTGCCGTCAGGCAGTATGTTGACCGTAGACTCCTCGTCCACCTCGATCTCCATACTATCGCCCAAACTCTCCAGCCCTTGTGGTGCGGAGTACAAGCCTTTGCCCATTGAATCGACTGCTGCCATGATCTGTCCTTA